TCTGTGATTTAACGGGGGACACTGATGGGTAGAAAGCCTGGCAAGGTAGATATACCGATGCATGAGGCTAAGGAGAAAGTTCTCCTGATGCTAGCCCAAGGTAGCACCATAGCCCAGGCAATGGGCTCAGTCAACCGCAATGAGGTAACCTTTAGGCAGTGGTCCATGAAGGATACTGACTTCAAAGACAGGGCCGACAAGGCCCGCCTCGAAGGCAAAGGTATCAAGGCTGACTTTAAGAATCTTAAGGATATCAGCTTTGAGGACTTCTCCCAGCAGTTTCTAGACACCAGCCTCTTTGACCATCATAAGGACTGGATTGACTTGATTGAGGGGCGCGAGCCCCGCTATATGCACCCTGCCATGACATACGAGCCAGGGGCATCTAACCGAGTCCTGATTAACGTACCCCCTGAACATGCTAAGTCCACCGTGGTGACGATTAACTATGTTACCTACCGACTAGCTGTGGACCCTAACGTCCGCATCATTATCGTCTCTAAGACCCAGGGCATGGCCCGCAAGTTTCTCTCGGCGATTAAGACAAGACTCTCACACCCGAATTGGATAAAGCTTCAGACAGCCTTCGGTCCGCAAGGCGGATACAAGGCTGATAGCCAAACCTGGAGTGCTGATATGATTTACCTTGGCACTGGTAGGGACTCTGGTGAAAAGGACCCTACAGTACAAGCCCTTGGTTTTGGTAGTCAAATTTACGGTGCTCGTGCCGACTTGATTATCCTCGACGATGTTGTGATGAACTCCAATTCCCACGAATGGGAGAAGCAAATTGAATGGCTTCAAAAAGAAGTCATCACACGCTTAGGACGACACGGGAAACTACTTATCGTAGGGACCCGTGTTGCTCCAGTAGATTTATATAAAATGATTCGGGACGGTCAACAATGGACAGGTGGTAAATCTCCCTTTACCTACTTTGCCCAGCCAGCCGTACTGGAGTTTGATGAAAACCCGAAGAACTGGAAAACGCTTTGGCCATGGACGGATAGGGCTGAAGGCGATAAAGATGAAGCTAACGCCGAAGGACTTTACCCTAAGTGGGACGGTCCTTCACTTTTTACTCGGCGTAGTGAAGTGGCACCTTCCATCTGGGCGATGGTCTACCAGCAAGAGGATGTCACCGAAGATTCAATATTCTCACCCACAGCAATTGCAGGATGCGTTAATGGTATGCGAAAGCGTGGACCCCTCAAACCAGGAGTCCCAGGACATCCAAAGAACCTAGAGTCTGCTTATACAGTTATAGGCCTAGACCCAGCGATGACTGGCAATACTGCTGCGGTAGCTATTACTTACAACCGTGGCGATAGTATGATTTATGTTTTAGATGCTGTCAATATGACAGAGCCTACCCCTGCGAAAATTCGTGCCCTTATCGAAGATTGGGTACAACGCTATAAGCCACAGGAATTACGAATTGAAATCAACGCACACCAGAAAGCATACGCACTCGATGATGAACTGCGTAACTGGCTTTCGATGTACGGATGCCAACTCAACTCTCACTTCACTGGTAAGAACAAGTGGGACACTTCTTTTGGTGTGGCTTCTATGGCGAGTTTATTTGGCAGTATTAGAGATGGACGATTTCAAGATAACAACTCGATAGAGCTACCTTCTAACGAAGGAAGCGAAGGCCTTAAGGCTTTAGTACAACAGTTGATTACTTGGAAGCCTGAGACTAGAAACCCTACAGACTGTGTAATGGCTCTCTGGTTTGCAGTCATTCGCGTCCGCGAGTTAATGCAACAACACTCACAGTCAGCAAGATGGATGCAAAACCGTTGGGCAACAAGAGCTCAAACGGAGAGAAGATTCTCAATCAACTTAGATGAAGCTGTTGCAGAGCAATGGCAACAGACATACGGATAGGAACTATGGCACTTTCAATTGAACAGATTGCAGCACGAGTTGACTCGTTGCGCTTTCGTAATGCAGATAGGGACGCTCGTAATCAAGACGTCCTTGCTGTCCGCAAAGGTCAGATTGCCAGCGTATATCCTGACTTCTTTCCAGATGGGGTAGATGCAAATGTCGTTGCGAATTTTATTGACATTGTTGCTAGAGACTTATCTGAAGTCATGGCGCCTCTGCCTGCGGTCAACTGCTCCGCGGCGAATTCGGTTTCAGACAGGGCTCGCAGCTTTGCTGACAAGCGTACTCGTATTGCGAGCAATTACTTTGCCCATTCGGATATGGCTGTGCAGATGTACTCGGGAGCGGACTGGTATATAACCTACGGCTTCCTGCCATTTGTAATTGAATTAGATTCAGAAGCTAAGCTACCTCGTATTCGTTTAGAGAATCCAGTTGGTGCATATCCAGAGTTTGATAGATATGGACGATGCATAGCATTTGCTAAGCGTTACTCTATGACTCTTGGTGAGCTTGTTGCACAATTCCCTGAGTATGAGCGTGCGCTCCTTGGTGGACTTGGATACAAGCAAGAGTTAAACTCTCTTATCGAAATGGTTCGTTACTATGATAAAGACCAATCGGTAATCTATCTACCAGATAAAAACAATCTTGTATTATCTCAAGCTAAGAATCCTCTTGGTAAGATGATGATTGTTGTAGCCCGCAAACCATCTATTGATGGTGAACTGCGTGGACAGTTTGATGACATATTAGGTATTCAGTTGCTCCGCAACCGCTTTGCTCTTCTTGCTATGGAAGCAGCAGAGAAATCAGTACAAGCTCCTATCGTACTTCCACAAGATGTACAAGAGCTACAGCTTGGTGGCGATGCGGTTATCCGCACATCAAACCCAGCTGGCGTACGACGCGTAGAGCTTACACTGCCACAAGGCGCATTCACTGAGCAGACTCTGCTTAATCAAGAATTGCGTGTTGGAGCACGTTACCCTGAGGGACGTACAGGTAACATTAATGCATCGATTGTCACGGGTCAGGGCGTACAGGCTCTCATGGGTGCGTTCGATACTCAGGTCAAATCTGCACAGGCAATCTTCGCCAGCGCCCTCCGTGACGTCATTCAGGTTTGCTTCCAAGTTGATGAACTTATCTTCCCAGAAGAGAAGACAATTCGCGGTGTAGATGCTGGTGCTCCTTACGAGATTAGTTATAATCCTAAGAAGGACATCAAGAATGATTACTCAGCTGATGTTCGCTACGGTATGCTTGCTGGTCTTAACCCAGCACAAGGTTTGATATTCATGCTACAGGCACTTGGTGGTAAATTAATCTCCAAGGATATGGCAATGCGTGAACTACCATTTACTGTTAACGTTGGTCAAGAAGTTGAGAAGATTGAAATTGAAGATATGCGTGCAGCACTTGTTGCATCACTTCAAGCATACACCCAAGCAATTCCACAGATTGCTGCAGGTGGTGGAGATGCAAGTCAGATAGTATCTAAGATTGCACAGGTGATTAAGGCTCGCCAAAAAGGACAAGCGATAGAGGATGCGATTGAAGAAATCTTCGCACCCGTCGAACAAGTTCCTCCTGCTGGTGCCCCGATGGTTGAGCAACCGTCCCCTGCTCCCGCTGGCGCTCCAGTAGGAGGCGCTCTTCCTATGGAAGCAGAAGCAGGCGGACCACCAGATATTATGAGTCTTCTTTCAAGCCTTACATCAGGCGGAGAAGCTAACGCAAGCGTAAGAACTATTCGCCGACGATAATCTAGGAGGGGACAATGACAACGATTATTGGAGTCGAATACAAAGACAAGTCTGTTATTGTCGCTGACAGTCGTATTACAGATGATAGCGGTAAAGCTTACTCACATCCATTTATGCGTAAGATATCATCACGCGGCGCGTTACTAATAGCAGGAGCAGGAGAAGTATCACCCTGCGACATTGCTCAGAACATTTGGATTCCACCAGTATTCTCAGCGAAAGACAAGAAAGATGCCTATCGCTATATGATAGTCAAGGCTATGCCTTCTCTTCGTAAGTGTCTTACAGAGAATGGTTATAACTTTGATGAACCTCATGATAAGAATAAAGATGGATTAAGATTTCAATTTCTCATCGCAGTAGGTGGTGAGCTATTTGATGTTGACCAAGATTTGGCGGTAATGAAAAGTGAAGAAGGATTCTACGCAATCGGAAGCGGTGGCAGTTACGCTCTTGGAGC